TTGGGACGCTAGAGATTAACGATGGAACACGTGCTAATAGTGTAGTCCAATTCTGAAGTGCGCGTTTAGCCAGAGAAATAAGCGAAAATGTTCCAGTGTCTGTTGTTGCAACAGCATCTGCTTGCGCCCCTAGGTCTACGTCAAGATTTGCTAAAGAAGCATTACCTGCAGTCTGTTTCTGAAGTTGCCGTTTAGTAAGAGAAACAACAGAAAATGCTCCAGTGTCTGTGGTTGCAGCGGCATCTGCTTGCGCTCCAACATTGGTATTAAGAGTAGATAGAGAAGTATTAGTAGTAACCTGATTGGCAGAGGTCGCTACATCTAAAGGTGCCCCAAGAACATCAGTAATTACATGCTTAGGTGCATGTACGTCGCTTCCAAGATCAATAGTAGCTAGTGTTTTTGTAGCTCCACTGCCATCTTTAATAGATAAATTATTAGCCATGTTTACCCTTTTTTAAATTGCGAGATAGAAAGAATTATAATCTTTACTAAAATCAAGTGAATATGTCAGAAGCGATACTGCTGCAACAACATAGTTTTTCCTAAAGGGTATTCCTAACCCTATACCGATAATCATCTTAATTCCTTAGACAAAAGCAATTAAGTCAGAAGCTGAAGTGCCTGTTGCATTAATGCGCTTAATAAAGAAAGGGCCGATTACGCCACCTGCAGCAACTCCTTTGAATACGACAGTAACATCATCAGTAGTAGTTACAGATACATCTCCTGTTGATCCTACGTAAATTTGACGTACTTCAGGATTGAAAGTCATAGTATCAGATTTAACAACTGAAAATAGTGTTCTTCCGGGCCAGATTGGTTCTTGCATATTATTTCCTTGGATTATTTATGTGTAATGCTTATAAAATAAGCGTATGTTTGTTAGTAAATCAATCCTATACTCATACAGCATTGACCCAATTCTTTACTTGTGTTAGTGTTGCTCTTACCCATGCACCAGATTGCTTAACGATAAATTCTGTAGGCATAGTCTCAGAAGCTACTCCTAAGCTATTTAAAGCATTACTAAGATCTAATGAACTTCCAGCAGCCCCGGCAGATAAGCTCTCTGCTGCTCTCCAGTCAATATAAGCTGCACCTGTATCTGTGCTAACTAATCTTGATTTTGTGCTATTGGTATAAGTAGAAGATACTTGATAAATAACTGTAGCAATAGGATAAAATTCAGCAAAAGGTAAACCTGCAATACTTAGAAGTTCTGCTTTTGCTGCTGCTTGTACTAGAGGTTTTGTATCGTAAGTACCACCGATGATCGAAATAATAGGCTCGTTAATGTTATTTGTTGCAATAATGTGCATTAACAGAAACTTACTATTTGCAACTTCACCTAGCGACCAAACTCCTGCAGTAAGCTGGTTATACGCAGGAAAATTTAATCCAGTATAACCAGAACTATCCCCCGGTAATAGCAATGGGTAATTATCTGCTGTTGTTTTATACCAAGTATTTCCAGACCCTAAACGATAGAAAACAGGAATTCTTGCTATACTGGATAATTGTTGCGGTGAATTATTAGTTATAGCAATATCAATATCTTCATCAGCAATTCTACCGTCTAAGACTCCAAATTGAGCATGAGCAGGTAAGTCACCTGTTTGATCTGCCGTTAAGTTCGTTAACGCCAAACCACTGCGATATACCGTACCATTTGTTAGATGCAGATATGAATGCGTAGCTCCATCCATTACCATACCATGACGTTCATCAGCAAAATAAATCGCTTGCTGTTGATCTACTTGCCAATAAATAACACTAACCATTGCATGTTTAGAGAACAACAATGTAGAGAATGTTGAGGTTACTTTTAATAATCCATCATCTACATCGAAATAAATGTAATTCAGTGCAGTAATATTAGCAATAGTAATTTGTTCTGTTGTAGTCTTTACTACTTCTCCACCAGCAAGCCAGATAACATATGCTGTAGAAGTAGGAGCTATAGTAAAAATTCTTGTAGTATTATTAAAATTTAAAACAGAACTAGTTCGATCTACAAAACCTGTTGGCTCAGGCCCTTGAATTTTTTCTTGCGAAAGCGTGACATAGTTTTGAATATTTTCATCTATGTTAATTGCTTTGGTTGTAATCTTCTCACCAGTATCAAATTGAAGTACAAGCTGATTATTTGTATTAAAATCTGCAGAGACTAAACTACGTTCTGAGTCTGGAACTAAAGCATTCTTACCTAGAAAAGCTTGTTTGATTGGGTTGACTTTTACAACAGCCTCAGCAAGCCCACTAGAAGGCTCTGTAGCACGTTTCTGTAGGGCTACTGATAGATGCATAGGTACTTTAGGCTTTAGCGGCTCTAAGGGCTTCCTAGAGCTTTTATCTAGGTTAGATACAGCAGCTAAGCCTGCAAAGAGACTTTCATCTTCACTTAGCCCTTTTTGAAGCGCAGAAGCATAGCTTGCTAGAAATTTCTGCTTTACTTGTGTAGACTTATTAACTAAAATATCAGGCAATTTTGTCATTGAATATGGCATACTTGCCCTCCTTTAGTAATTAATCGTAATACTTTGCTTTAATAATCTCTTCTACCGTAGCAGCTTTTTTTAGCTTTGCTTTTTTCTCTGCCTGCTCTGCGTTTTGCATAGCAGCCAGTGAAGCAATCCTCGCCTTTTCTTCTGATTTGGTCGCTCGAAGAGTTTCATTAAATACTCTGATTGCTACTTCTTGTACTTTGGTACTTTTTTTACTAGCCCATTGCGGTACATTTGATTTACTATATGGCATGTTATTCCTTCTAATTAAATTAGACTTCATTGAGAAATTTCCAGAGCAGGCCTCTGTAATGTTTTCTTTTCCCTGAACAAACTTTTGAAATAAGGGAACTATCTCCGTTTATTTTACGAGCCGCATCACTAGCCGACTCATATATTTCACCAGTATTGATGCATATTACAGATTTCAAACAATGTCTTCTTGACTCTAAGATAGTTTTCCTTATATTCTCAGTCCAATGTTTTCCAAGCCGACTTTCTGAAATTTTGCGGCGAGCTTCTTGAGATACGATTCGACCTTTGTTGATTTCACTAAGATATTGTTTAGTATCTTCAGAGTGATGCCTTCCAGTAGATTGCTGAGATATTTGTTTCTTTCTTTCTTCAGTAATTACAGCATTTATTACGCCATCACCGCCATCTGTCATATTAACAAGTGTTCCAGTTTTTAAATCTAGCCTGCCATATTCTTTTATAAGTTTTTTCTCAAGAAGAAAAGCCTCTCTGTCAGTGAGAGAATTGGCTATAATTTCACAATTAACACCGTGTTTACTATAAATACTTAACCAATATTTATTTCTTCCCTTTATGGATGTACAACGATTCTTAGTACCTTTACCAATATAAAATATTGTATTATCACTAGCACGTTTATGTACATACACATAGCTTTGTTTAACTTGAACGGTTGTAATAAGAGTTATCATGCTGCATTCTCTAGGTTATTACTAGAAGTATCTTCCCCGCTTATGGTTGTAGCTGTACCATTACCAGTTCGTCCTACCTCTAAACCATCGCTAGCTCTGGAAGTGTTCGGCGTCAGTAGTTTCTCATCGACAGGTTCGTCATCTGGCTTTGGATCAATGCTTAAAGATTTTCTAATAGCGTTTAAAACTTCTCTATCTTTTTCAATCATACTCGTACTAGCAAGCCGTTGATAAGCCTTAGAGAGTGTATCTAAATCAGTAGCAGTTAAACCTTCGTAATCTAATCTGCAAGCTCTTGAAAAATCTAACCCATTTAATTCGTAAAGTTGCCTAATAACATCACGATTAAACTCTTCGACGATATTGTCAAGCATCGTTTCGACAGCAGAACCTGTCAAACTATTTTTAATCTGCCCTAGTGCAAAGGAACCGACACCACCTTGACCAAGTTGCAATACATCCGCATGTAATCCAGTAAAGATTTGATTTTGATAATACTGTTTAACTTGAGTTGTGTCAAAGGATTTTTTACCGTCCCCACTGAGCAATGAAAGGCTAAATAACTTTTGTTTAGTTTCTGGATCAACTGCAGAGGGTAGAATAATACCAGACTGACTATTAGTTTGAATATTTCTAACAATAGTCTTAAAATTCTCATAGATAGCCTTCTGATCTGCAGTAGCGTCAGCAGACATATATTGAGCAGGTATCTCTAAAACAGGAAGTCCTTGAAGATCACGAGCTACACCAGCAGCTTCAATCTCTTGGATTACTGTGATATACCTCCACGCAAGATACACATCTCTGAGCGGTGATTTTCCAAAAGGGTCATTCCTATCCCTACCTACAGTAATATGCACATACTTACTTCTAGGAAGAACTACATTTAGACTTTTTCTGCTTCCATATCTTGTACCTAGATACGAATCAACATTCTGTTCGACTCCGATAATCTCATTTCCATTATTATCGAAGATAAATCTCTGAATAGTCTCTTGGTTCCTTAGTGCAATCTTCTTTATGCCAATCCTGCCATCATCGTAAAGACTACCATTAGATTTGTAGCGCCTACGATAAACTTTTTCATGCACAGAAAATCCATAGATATTACTTGATAGAGCATCCTTAATGAATTCGCGGAGAGAATGCTCCATGTCTTTTAAACAGGAGTCAATAAACTTAGCTTCATTTTTTTCTTGTTCTGTGGCTTCCTTTGGAGGAACAACTCTCCAAGTTACTTTAGAAATAAGATTATCGTAAAGAGAAAGACAAGCATTAACTGCAGTATGATAACTCATTTCTTTATAAGTCTCTGCACTAGCGGGCCAATTTAGTTCTTTCTTAGCTTCTTCGTTAGTAACTCCATTGAAAATAGATAATCCAGAGTAACCGATTTCTCCTAATTTAAATCTCTCTGGTTGATCAATTTCATTAAGAGCCTTTTCAACTGAAGCTTGAGTTTTTTTATTCCTAGCCATATATAAAAGGCTCCTTTAATTTTAGTTTTATCACTGAAATAACAGAAATAATTACAGAGACAATAGTATTAGCAAGGCTGTACTATGGAAGAGTAAGACCTGATACCGGGATACTGACATCAGGATTAACACTGTAAGTCTGTGCCATTGATAGATCAGGTAATTCAAACACAGGTAAGTGGAAGCCTTGTTGTAAGCCCCAGAAAGCAGAGACTGTTGCATCTAATGCATCGTCATGCTGTTTACCATCTCCTACGAATTGTTCTAGTTCATCAAAAAACCAATCATTCCACTGTGCAGATACGACAGATACAGCCCCTGATTGGCATACAGAAGCGAAAGGACGAAACCTTATGAGTTTGCTCTTGTTTCCAGTAGGATGTAGAATTACATGCCGACCTGTCTCAGCAATTTTTTGTTGAAGACTTCTAGCATAAGCTTTTCCTGCGCTTCCGCTGTCAACAGGAATAACATATGTAATATCATCAGGTTCATTTCTAGCGAGATTGAGAATGTATTCTTCAATAGTGTGAAAACGCTCACGCATACGATATGCATGTTCAATACAGTATTTGCTGTCTCTAGTTTTACTCATGAGAACTGTTGCAGTGTAGTCAGGATCACGATTTACTTCATCAACAACACTACCTGCAAAATCAAAGCCTCTATAGCGTTTAGCCATATATGGTGCATCTTCAACAATAGGAGTCCATTTTCTTTTAAAATATCCCTCAAATTGTTTTGTGATATACCAATTACCGTATAGAAGAGCTTCTTTAGTTTCTCTATCTTGACCCTCTAGCCAAGCTACATATTCAGGCTGACGTTGCATCAGTACCGGATTATCGTAAACATTTGCATTAATGAATGTAAAACTTAATGGATTACATCCCGGCATTTTTTCTTTGATTTCCTCTACCGTATCCCCCCAGACCATTTCGTTATCACGCATAGTGAAGTAACGAGTTACGCCGCATCTGTCAGGATCTGGCAATCCACTTGGGAGTAAATACCATTCTAGCCAATTAGTTAGCCAATGCCCTTTTCCGGCTGGATTACAAGTCCCTCTAAAAACAGGCCGCATATTCGCATCTGTTCGTAATCGAGACATAATATATATAACCTGAGATTCAGTCATTTGCTGAATTTCATCTCCTAAGTAGGCACCAATCTGCCATCCTTGAAAACTATGCTTATCTTCTTCATACTGACAGTGCCTAAATGTAATAGTCCCGCCATTAGGATACTCAATCACACCGTCACGTTTTCTAATCTTTAATTTATTGTCGTAAACTAATCTGTGTAAGTTTACAAAAGTCTCAAAAATACCACCGGGGCCATGAATTTGTGGATTAATTCTCCGTGTAACTAATGCCCTAAATTTAGGATCATCTGTGTACTTTAGGAAATCCATAGCACCTAAAAAGCTCTTTCCGCTACCAGCCATTACGCGGATTGTTATGTGCTTCGTTAATGCACTCCCTAATTACTCAGGGTATCGGGTCATATCTTATAGCTGATTAGCTATCTCTGTGTTTCGCACTTACTTAAGCACTACGTCTCTCGACTGACCTCCACACACGCCAAAGGATTAATCCTTAGCTTGGCTCGGTATTACCCTAGAAGGGTTTCACCGAATTAACAGAGTTTATAGGCGGCACTGGATTGTTTACCGCCTCCGAAAATTACAACATCGCATTTATTTGTAATATACATTTCCTGTTTTTTACTTGCAGGAGCGATTGTTACTTTATTTGGTGCGTTCATTTTACCCTTTATTCAATCTAGGCTGTGCGAAGTAATAAAACAACCAAACTAACCTAGTCTATGAAAATTGCAGTTATGCTTTGCCTTCTTCATCAGTATTAATCATCCTGAGGCTAAACACTGGTTTATTTTGAGCTTGAATTTCTGTAGCTTCAACTTCTTCTTCGCCATCATAAAGATCAAGCGTTAGTCTACGGTAATTATCCAATAGAATAGTCGCAGCTTTTAGCTGATTCTGGTGAGCAGCGTCTGCGTTCTTCATGATCTTGGCTGCTTGCATAATAGCTTCAGCTACGTGCGGCTTGATCTTACGTAGAAGCATAAGCAATTCACGTTCTCTCAAGTCTCTGTTTGTAGGCTTAAGCTCATCTAGACCTCTAGGCTTTCTGCCTGCGATATTAATCCGTGGGTCTACTTCACCATTTAGTTCTGATTTCTTTTTAAACATTAATAATCCTTTATGTACTTCCGAAATTCTAAAGCAAACTCGGGAATATTGAAATAAGTCTGGTTACGTCATCCAGAGAAGCCTTTTCGTAGCTCCCGTTTTTAACACACGGTAAGACTTATAAGTACATTTGGCGATGTACCTTTAGATGCAGATTACATCTATGAGACTGCGCTCTTACACAACGCAGGACGCCTGAACTTTCGTTCTAACCGTAGCATCGCGGTCAACTAAGGTAGTTGTTCTTTATCTAAAACCCAAACGCATCATCATCGTAAAAAACTGCTTTAGTTTTTCCTGTTGGGTTTAGTAGCGTAGCTTTTTCTACTTCAAAATCTTCATCTGTATATGCAGGTTTTCCACTGTCACTGCAACCAAAGCATTCAAGATGATTCTGATGCCAAGGATTTAGTCTGAAGTATTCACCGCAAGTAACGCAAGTAGTCATTTTATTATTCTGTAGCTTATGTTGAAAACTAGCACATACCTTAGCAGCACTAGCCGTGTTGTTAGCGCCAGTGACTTATCTGGCTCTATGATAAATTACACAAAGATATACTAAGCATAAGAACATAGAAGATTGCATAGCAATAGTTTCTTATTATTTGGTATGTAGGGCACAGGTATAAACCGCTTAATAGTTTATTTTATGCAATAAATAACAATAAGATTTATTGACTAAGTTTTAATTATATCATAAGTTACTTGCGAAGTCAAGGTAAAAA